AGGAACATCAATCAACTGAACGATATCCCCACCAGTGCCGCCATCAGCAGTATCCCAGACGGGAGAAGTGATGACGTAAGGAACAGCAGCATTGGAAGGATGTCCAACAGTGCCACCGCCCGTAACAGTACGATTATAAGTAGCCATTGTTCATTCCCTCCTTTAGCTATCCAAGTCCATCAGACCTTTGAATACGCCTTTGTAGCCAGTGCCTGATCCACGAAGAACTTTACGTCCAAATACGTGAAGACCACGTACAATGTCGGCAAAGCTGTTCGGATCACGAATGACTTCCGTTTTAGCAATATGCGAAGCAGTAACAACTGCAGACATATGACCAAACAGAATCAAGGTGTGTCCAGAGGTTGCGGAGTCGTTGAAGACATGCGTTGCTTCAGAACCTGTCGTTCCAACACCAATAGCGTTAGATTGATACAGGTCAAAACCGTGCAGCTTACGCTCAGTAACTTTACCGTTAAGAAGCGGCGATTCTCCACCACCAGTTACGGACATGTCCATAATCTTGGATGAAGCACCACGTAGCACTTGGTAAAATTGCGGAGCAGCTACAAGCCACCGATTTTCTTCTGGAACATCATTCTTATCTAGTTCCGCTGCAGCCTGTGCTACCAGATCGGCAATTTCATCGCCAGTGTTAGCAGAGGTTGCTTGCGTTGCTAGAGTGCCTGAAGGCGTAGCCGCATTGTCTGCAATATTCTTCAGAACATTGTAGTCGTAGGCTTTCTTCAGAGTGTAGGCACCAGACGATGTGGCAAGAGCCTCAAAGTTTAGGTGACTATGACGTTCTTCGATATCATCGACCTTAAAGGCAAAGTAATTGCCTTGGTCAACCACCAACTGAATCTGGTCATCGGCCAGAGCTTCAGTGTTCACGGTGCTACCACGTTGGTAAGCATTGACCGTGATGGTCGGTTCTTTGATGATGTTAACAGTATCCCCGAAGTTCTCAATTTCTCCAGCGTAGTCGGTATTGGTAATAGCTTCCGCTACCGAAGCACGACGAAAGAATTTGAGGACTTTTTGGGAGTAAATGACGGGTACAAAATTACCTGACGGTAGATTGCCGTACCCTGCAGCAGTAGTAAATGCCATGATAATATCTCCTTTATATCATAGACGATTGCTGTTTTCTTACTCTACGGAATCTACAACTCTTCCCTCACGAACTGCTTTGTCGATTTCCTTTTCGACTTTTTCATATTCCCAAGGTTTGAGTCGTGATATTTCCTGAACAGACCAAACCTTTTTATCATCCTGAAATTGTTCCAAAGACATTTTAGAGTTAGTCTTTGTTACAGCTTGCGCTGCGTCATTTCGTGATGTTTTAGATTGTGATCTTTTAGTTGATTTTGATTTATTACGAGGTTTTGGCGTCTTAATGTCGTTATCTGCCTTAAACAAATCAATAACTCTAGCGGCCCATTTAACATCTGTATTATTTTTATAGATGCCATCAGAAATACTAGCAGGTTGTTCGTCAAGCCAACTTAAAAACACATCACTTTCCCTAAGAACTTCAAAATCAGGGTGAAGATTCATGAGTTGTTTTGCGGCAGTTTGAACAACAGCTTCTTGTTCTTTAACACGCAAATCATGAAGTCTTTCTTCAATGTCTTTTACACGTTCGTTAGCTTGTAATGAAGAAATAGTCTCGACAACATCGTAAACATCAGGATACTTTTCCTTAAACTCGCTTAACTCTTCTTCGGTCTTGGGCAACTCTTGTATATCATGTTTTTTTGCCTCTACAGAAAGTTTAGCATTAAGCAGTTCTTTCTCTTGTTTCCATTCGTTCAATTTATTATCATAATGACGTTTTAAATCATCATAACGTTTCTTGAAGTCGTGAGTTTGTTCTTCACCTCTCTTAGAAGCCAAGCCTTCAGTTTGAGCAAGTTTTTGACGAGTAGCTTCTACAGGGTCGTCAATGCTATCAGCATCTTCCTCTTCGTTAAACTGTGGTTCTTCTAAGTTACGCCTGTAATCATTCTGATACGGGGTAGGCTCTAGTTCTGTTTCGTTCTCCTCGTTAATATTTTCGTCAACCATTTTTACCTCTCCTTCTATTGGGGCTGCACAATGTGCAGGTTGCCATCGGTAGGTGTGTTATATGACGGTGCCGCTATCGCAGGTGGCCGTCTACGCTAGAAACAACTTGTAAAATTCCTCATTACGTTGTTTCAATTCTTTTTTTGCACCAAATCCATCAGTGTAATACCTTTTGTATTCAGCACACATTACCTCCATATTGTCGCTGCAAACTGCACCTACAAACTTAGGAAAACTTTTTAGTCCGTAGCTTCCAAGATTGTAAGCAAAGTCAATCAGCATCTCCTGACTGTTCTGTGACAGGTCATCAAAATTTTCGTTGAAGTGAGTTAGCAAAATGTTTCTAGCACCGCTTTCAGCTGTGTGCAGGTCTTCAATAAGAAGTTGTTCTACTTCATCATCGGTCAGACCGTTGTTTGCCATTTCTACTTCAGAGTCTAAAAGTTTATGTCCATAGGCAATAGTGTCATTGCCACCTTCTGGTGAACGGTGTGGAAACCAAAGTTGTTTTTCTTCGTCCCAACCAACCTTTGGTCCGTTCTCTACATATTTAATAAAGTCAATAAACTGATCAGTAAGCATTAAGCTAGTCTTTCGTCAGTACGTTGTTTTTCTACAAATGCCTTTTTCATACCTGTTAGCATGTTAGTTGCGTCCTTTGCATTTTGCAGATAGGAATCTACATTTGCAGGAGTAACATCTTGCATAGCAAAACCTAAACCTTTCATAATCTCACCACCATTAGCATACCCCATAGGTGCGGATAGACCTTGTTGTGTTTTCTTTCCGTCTGGTGTTATCATTGCAGGTTGCTGTGCTTGTATGCGCTTTGACTCTGCAGTTTCAGGTTTATCTTGTTCTAGTATTTCTGCATCTTTATCTTTAGATAACACAAATCCACCTTTCTGCATCATCGGTGCTGGCATTGCTTCAGCTGGCATTGCTTCAGCTGGCATGGCTTCCATAGGAGCTTGTTGTGCAAAACCCTCTTCCTGCACTGGTGCTTCTGCTTTCTGCTGTTCAGCTACGCCTTCACCACCTTCTTCATCTAGACGTTTACGTAGCTCTAATCCTTCTTGACGAATCTTATCAAGATACTTTTTACCACCACCAAAGAACGGTACTAGACCTTTAGGAATACGATACTCATAGTTACTGATACGAATTGGAACGTCATCTGTCGGATCAAGATTTGTACCTGTAAGATCAACATCATTCTCCATAGCTAATTTGATTGCTTCCTTGGCGTAACGATTAAGTTGATTAAGTCCGTACATTAGAACTGTCTCATAGGGAAGAATGTAATCACCTTCATCAGCTTTCTGTGGAATGTCGTCAGCTACAGATTGCTCACCACCTTCTTGTGGCGGCATTGCTTCTGGTTCGTTAATCATTCCCATGTCAGGTGCAGGTTGCTCTGCAAACCCTTCTGCTTGTTCCATCATCTCAGCCATTACATGTTTTCCTTGTTAATATTGAAATATCTGCAGGTTGCAGCCAATTACGTTTAATCATCCAACCTACTATGTAGCTTGGTTTGTCAATTAACAGTGTACGATACGTACGACCTAACCAACTTCTTTTGGTGTGTTTCATTTCTGCTACAATGTCGTCTGTTCTCTTTTCAGCCATATGCGACAAAATCTTAGCAACAATCTTATTAGAAGGCATCATGGACACCAACTTACAATATAACTTGTGATAACCTAGTTGGTGTTCAGCAGTAAGATGTCGATCTGAGTAAAGAAGCCACTGTTTAATACGATACTCGCCCATGCCGTACATGCGGTTCATCATAGTGCATATAATTTTAGGATCACCATCACCCGGCCCAGAAGCTCCACCACCACCTTCTTCTCCTCCACCGGGAGAACCTGCTCCTAAATCTGCTGCTGCACCTGTATCCATACCCATAGCGTCTGCTGCTGCCGCTGCTGCTCCTTTATTAGCTTCTTCTTCTGTATAACCATCATCTAACATTTCGTCATGTTTGTTTGCGGCAGCTTGTGTAGCCGCTTCCATTGCAGCTTGTTCTTCAGCTGAAAAATCTTCTCTAGCTTCAGCACTCATCTCTTCTGCTGCAGCTATATTGGCAGCTTGATCGGAAGCTGCAGCCTGTTCCATAGCTTCTTCATCTGCTTGTTGTATTTCAGAAGGACTTTTACCAAAATTATTAAAGAAATCACTTATAGAAGCAAAAGCAAACACTCCATTTATAGTTCCCATTACACCGTTAGCATCTACAGCAATTCCTTGACTATTATATCCTGCTATAGTTCCTCCACCATCCATCATTCCTTCATATTCACTGTCAAATGGTCTTCCAATCTGAGTATTTGGAAAATTTATATCACTTACTAAAGTAACTATAGCCATTCCTATAGGACCACCTGCTGCACCAAGACCTGCTTTTGCCAATCCCATTCCTATAAACTCAGAAGCTATTGTTTTAGTAAAAGTTTCTGTAAAATAACCAACAGCATCAAGAGCTTTATCTGGATCAGTAAGATTTGAAAGTTGAGTAGCAAACTCGGTTAGTTCTTTTTGAACATACTCCATCGTATCAGTAGCTATACTTGCAGGGTCTGATATATATCCTCCGATATCTGTTATAATCTCATTTGTTTCATCTACAAATGACGTAAAAGCTTCTTTACCTTCTTTTACAGTATTATCGTATGCCGTTCCTAAACGTGTTCCAACATTTGTTAAAGTCTTTTCTATGTCATCTAAAACTACAGTTCCATCAGTTGCATTAAACACATCTGATGTAATGGATGAAGTAAATTCATCGTACTCTCTAGAAATATTTTCCGTAAATGACAAATCAGGATCGTAATCAATAGCATATCCTATATCAACTTGATCAATTAGAGAATCAACTTGTTGATCTAGAGATGTATCAGAGGAAGGCATATCTCCAAAATCTGTACCAAGATCATCAGATGTAGCCTCAACTGTATCTATCTCTTCAGTAGATGGCGCAGTTTCAGTGACAGGTATAGTTGGCGTGGTTGGTGCCGTAGTAATCGGTTGAGAAGTAGTTTTAACTTGTTCGTACGTAGGTTGTTTAAATGGTGCTTGACTGTATACAGCGGCTCCACCGGGAAACTGACCGTAGAACGATTTAGCAGACATACCTTTCGGTACATCAGGAAGTTTTTCACCTTGAACAAGAGGCGTACTAGTTTGCATTTTTGACAGTATGTCTGTAGCTGCTAGTTGCTTTGGTGCAGCTGACATTGTACTTTGTACTGCTGGTTGCTGTGTTTCTTGTTCTTGTGTTTGTTCAAACATTCTGTTTATGAGCCTTTACCGTAGCGTTAACCGATTCCTTCAGGCGTACCAAGGTTTCCAGTAAACCCAGCTTCCCCTGCAGACGGCGCATTTCCAACTCCGATTCCTCCACCACCAGCCGTGTCCTGTGGCGCTCCACCAACTCCTTGAGGTAATTTTCCAGCCCCTCCCATGCCAGCTGGTTGTTGACCAGCGGCAGGAGCAGCTTCGCCTGTTGTTCGTTCATTTAAACCTCTCAGTATTTCTGCAAATATTGCAGCTTCACTCATGTCATTGACCAGCGCATCTGGATCAATGTCCTGACTAATCGCTAGTTCTCGTATGAGATTGGGTATCTTGATAAAAGGAGCCAACATGGGATTAGCAACAGTTTGAAGTAATGCTGTAAGACGTTGTGTGCGTACTTCCTTTTGAATTACTGCGCTAGTTCCTTTTGGTTTAATTTCAAGATCACCAATCTTCTCAGGTGTTTCATCGTTGAACTGCATGTTCCATTGAAAGAACGCTTCGCCTAGTGGCTTGAGTAAGAAGTCATCAATGTTCTTAATCACAGTTTTGACACTAAGTCCTGCACTGGACATCAACATGCTCAGACCTGCAGCAGTACGACCTGTGCCGGTTACTCCTGTCTGACCGTGAACAATACTAGGGATGCCTGTCTGTTCATCGGAGAGTTGCCGTGCTTTGTCGTACATCTGTATGTTTTCACCAGCAGTGCTTGGAAACTTAATTGCATTTACCGCTGTGCCTGTTACACCTGATTGCCTCCGAAAGACTTTACCGGGAAACACATCATAAGATTGACCGGGAACGAGTTGTGTTTCGTCAATGTCAAATACAAGATGTCCAGCAAGAGCCAGATTGTCGATAGCCATACGCATGTGTCCGTTCATCAGCATCTGACTGTCTTCCATGTTTTCTGCCACACCAACACCAAACAGTTGATATGGGTTTAGTTCATAAGGAAAAGAGTGATAGGGGATACGCGCAGGAATAAATGGATTGGCAACAAACCGTAATACCTCACTGCCACATATCCAGATATTAACTTGTACGGAATCCATATCGTCTTCCATATCGTCCATGTCCATGCCGAAGTCTTCAGCAAGAGACTTGTCTAGGCTTCCCCAATACTCATACACCTCATAACGGTTTGTTGCGTATGTTGGATCGTTTTCATTAGCGTACAATGAGTTTTCAAAGTATCGTTCTTGATAGTTAGGACCACCAACCAAAGTATTCTCTATGGCTTGACGATTGAAGTGAGGACGATTAATCAGATCACGTAGTTGTTCACGATTCATACGATGGCGCTGTATGACGTATTCGGCATCATCCATGTTAGTCGCACTAGGATCGGGATAGAAATCCCAACAACTTACTGCCTCAATACGAGGCACTGACTTGTCAATGGGTTCATAAGTTTTACCCATGTCACCCATAGTCCAGTTGTGAATGGTTTTATTGTAATTGAACGGACCTTTAATGACGCCAGTGCCAAGAAGCGCACACTCAAAAATAGCATGGCGCAACACTGTAACCGCACTGGTATCAAGAAGTTGATCCTGTATACACTTCTCCATAATACGCGCAGCTTCTGACGCTGGTTCAATTTGTGGCTCACCCATACGGGCTGGACCTGAAGCGACATTAGCACCTTCGTATCTTGAACCTAGACCGCTTAGTTCTGCAGGTTGAGGTTTAGAAGTAGCTTTTGTAGCTCCCGGTAAAAGCTCTCTACCATCCCCTTCAAATCCAATATCGTCTTCAAAAGATTGTTCTACTGGAACTTTACTGAGATGAGCAAACTCATCAATGCCTGTAGGCATGGGCGTTGAGTCTACTGAGATAGGAAATTTAGTATTGGCAAAGAGGATATCGACAATCTGACCGTAAGCAGCTAGAACTTTAGTTTTGGTTATTTTAAGAAAAACCTGACTACGTTCGTTACTACGATATTGTGTGCTAGAATCGTACACACCACGATAGTTTTTGTACGCACGTAGCCACCGTTCTTCCTCTAGCTGACGCCCTTGTTCAGCATCACGAAAACGTGCCATGATAGTTCCTGTTATACCTGTAGCTTCTTGTGCTTCAGGTACGTCTACCATTTCTTCGCCTTCGTCCATGTCGATATCATCTGCCATAATATGTTACTTCTTTTTCTTTTGAGCTTCTGATTTTATATAATGTGGTGATACAACTGCTTTAGCAATATTATAAATACGCACTAGCATATTCTCCACATCTAAATTCCTTGATTAGATGACGCCATGATCATGGATGCTTGGCCCATGTGCTTGTTACCGGCTTCCGAAGGAAAGTCCTCAGTGAGAACACCCGTCTTCGTACCGACACCAAACTCAAGTCCTTCACGATACAGTGCGCTTTCATTGGCGTCAGACATTTCGCCTTGCTTGCTCATCTGACCCATGATGTAGCCCTTACCGTACATTTGCTTGTTACCTGCTGGCATGGTTATTACTCCTTTTTCTAGTTGTTAAGATTATCGTAATTCACGTCTAAAACGTGGTTGTATTTTTTTCTCTATATTTTTTTGTAGTTCTCCCAAAACTTGATCTTGTCTAGCTGCTTTTTCTCTCTCTTCTGCTAATACGTTTCTTCTACCCAACAATCCCATTTCTCTATCATAACGTCTTGAATCTTCTATTCCTTGTTCTTCTCTTTGAAATTGTTCGTATTGCGGTGTTTTACGTAAAAGTTCAGAAGCTTGCATTTTTAAAGATAAATCTGTAAAATCTCTTTCAGTTGCAGGAAGAAAGACAGACTGCGCTGCTGAACGAATATTTTCTCTTTCTCTTGCGATAGATTCGTCTAATTCTGATATGGATAACTCACCTGCTGACTCACCTGTTCTTAAATCAGACTCTGCTTTAGCTTCCATAGCCAAAACAACAGGACCAAGAGCAGCGCCTATAATTGGTAATTTTCTAGTCTTTTTAAGACTTCTATATGCTTTACTTCCAAGACTTTCTTTAGGATCATAATCTTCAGAAGGAGCAAACTTTTGACGTAGAGCATCAGTTTCTTGTTGTTGAGCTTGTACACGTTCTACTTCAGTTGTTTCTTTTTGTAATTCTGCTGCGCGAACATTTACGTCTCTTGCCGTTGTACGTTGATCTGAAATATATCTAGCGTACAATGATCTTTCTTCGACAGGTATATTAGACGCTTGATTAGGATCAGTATATACGTCTAATAAATTTTGTACCGTTTTATCCTTTATAGCTTTTTCAACATAAGGTCTTTTTCTAAATGTGTCGTATTCTGTAATATCTTTAAATACACTGGCAAAGGATGCTCTATCCCCTTCATCAAGCATGGGAAAATCTTTATTTATCTGCTCTCTTACAACATCTTTCTTAGCTAAAGTATCCTGTATGTCCTTTACAGATTTTAAAGATAATTTGTCTAAAACTGCCGTTTGTATTTTTTTAGCTTGATCTGCAGCATTTTGAGCTATTTCTTCTAAACTTTGATTTAAAGTAATTAAATCTTTTCTACCTTGATAAACGACATTTCTAAAATAATTGACTATCGGACCTGAAATCCTATTCATCAAATCTGTATTTTTCTTCTCACTATACTGTCTAAGATAAGATAACTTTTCTACAATAGCTGCTTCGGCTCTAGAGGATACAGGTCTAGCTTGAGCTACATCAACATCGTGTGCGTTCATTCCTGCTTCTATACGTATGTGTGTATTTATATTACGTAATAATTCAGCACCTGATTTACCCAATCCTTTTACATAAAGAGTGTCGTGTCTTTCAGCTGTATTATTATCAAACCAAACTTTCTGATTTTCTAAAATACCTCCTTCAACTTTTATCTCACCTAGTACATCATTCATCCCTATAAACTTTTTCGTTGAACCAGTTTCAACAGCAGTTGCCTTTTTTGTATTAGGGTCTACATTATAGAATAGAAATCCAGAAGGATTTTTTACACCATTATTTAATCTGTCTTCTTTTAATATGGCAAGTCTATCTTTAACTATTTGTGTAGCATAAGGATCAAGAGGAATAACGAAAACTTTTATTGCCTGACCTTTTCTACTTTTAAATTTACCTCCCTCTTCTGTATCTGATTTCATACCTTTTTTATCTTTTTGTAATTTTAAAGATATAGTGCCATCACTATGCTCTATTATTTCATTTTCCATAAGATTAGTGATAACACTAGGTCTAAAACCTGTCAGAGCGTTTACTCTGATAGCGTCAACTACAGGTGCGGCATGTGCATTTTTATCTTTATAAAGTTCTAATCCATCAAAGAATTGAGCAATTCTATCAGGCTCATCTATTATCGCTAATCCCGCTTCAACGACATTTATTACAGAACGCCTATTATTAAAGAATTTTTGTGTAGCTAAATGGTCAGCTTTTGTAGTAGGAAGAAGAGGAATAACATCGTTATATTTAACAGGATTAAGTTCTGAAGCAAAGTTTCCTAAAAGATATCTGACCTGTTGTCTAAATTTTACTCCAACTTCAGGGTCTGATTGTTCGATAACATCG